AGAATAAAAGTTTCGTCTGATGCGCGCGCGGTCTGTTCGAGCACCGACTTCCAGGCGGGCGGGAGCTGGGCCATCATCTCCGCCAAGGAAGGCTTCGTGGCGACCGGTCTTGGAGCTTCAGTCAACGCTGCACCTTCAACTTTTCCCAGATCCTGGTCCAGCCGACACGTTCCGCCGGTCTGACTAGGCCATCTCGCTCGAGTCTGCGCAGAAGATGCAGAATGCCGCTGTTGCTCATGCCGAGACGGTCCCGAAGTTCCGCCTGTGTGCGTGGTTTCTCAAGTTGGTGGAGGATCAGCCTTCGTCGCTGCTCGGCATTGTCTTGACCGCGTCGAACGGCTGTTCGCGCCGTTCGACCGGAAGGCGCGGCGTTTCGTGGGTTCCGATCAGTCATCCCGCCGCCTCGGTGTCGTCGGTGATGCCGCCCCGGAGGCCCGCGATCGCGGCGTCCACGCTGGAGGCATAGTGCACAAGAGGTTTCTTCAGGCCATGGGTGAGAAACACTTGGCGAATGTCGCGGCTGGCTCCGGTCAGCCACAACGCCACACCACGTTTACGCGCTTTGTGTGCCAGCCCTTCGATCATGTTGGCTCCGGTGGAGTCGAGGAACGGTACCTCTCTGAAGTCCACGATCAGCACCTTATGGCTGTCCTGTATGCGATCAAGAACCGAACCTATGGATGCCGTTGCACCAAAGAAGAGCGCCCCGGTGATACGGTAGACGACAACGTCCGGGTTGGCGGCGGTCGTCTCGTCATAGGCTTCGCGCCGCCGGTTGCTATCGGCCTCGTCGCGACTGACCAGCGGCCTGTCGGTGGCCACGGCCGTCGTGCGGCTCATGCGCTGGATGAACAGGACCGAACCAAGCGCGAAGCCTACAACGATGGCCTCGGTCAGATCCCGGAAAATAGTCAGGAAGAAGGTGGCACCCAGCACGGTCGTCTCGCCCCAGCCCGATCGTATCAGGATCGCGATGGCGGGTTTCTCGATCATGTTCCAGGCCACCACCGCAAGCACACCGGCCAACGCAGCCAGTGGAATGTAGGCGGCCAGTGGTGCCGCGATCAGCATGAAGAGCAGGATGAACACCGCGTGCAGCATTCCGGCGATGGGCCCATGACCGCCAGCACGCACGTTGGTGGCGGTGCGGGCAATGGTGCCGGTCACACAGAACCCGCCAAAAAGCGACGCACCGACATTGGCCACACCCTGCGCGACCAGTTCGCAGTTCGAACGGTGCCGACGCCCCGTCATGCCATCGGCCACGACAGCCGACAGCAGCGATTCGATCGACCCGAGCAGGGTGAACGAGAGGGCCGCAGGCAGAACGGCCATGACCTTGTCGAACGCCAAGCCAGGCAGGCTAGGCATCGGCAGGCTCGATGGGATGCCGCCGAATTGCGTACCGATCGTCTGGACGGGCAGGTCCAGCAGAGCCGTTGCCGACGCCCCGACGACCACCGCGATCAACATCCCCGGCCATCGCGGCCTCAGCTTGCCCAGCCCGATGATCACAGCGACGGTCGCAAGCGAAATTGCGAGGGCGGCGGGGGTGACGCTGTCGCGTGCCGCCCAGAGGATCGGGATCTTTTCCAGCAGTGCGCCCGGCTCACCGTCAAGCGACAGCCCCAAAAGCTCCTTGATCTGGCTGGCGAAGATGATGACGGCTATCCCGGCGGTAAAGCCGACAGTGACGGGAAACGGAATGAACTTGATGAACGTCCCCAGCCGCAGAAAACCCGCAGCCGTCAGCATCAGCCCGGACAGGAACGTGGCCAGGATCAGCCCGTCCATCCCGTGCTGGGTCACGGTCGCGGCCACCAGAACGATGAAGGCGCCTGCGGGTCCGCCGATCTGAAAGCGCGAACCACCGAGCAGGGAAACGAGGAAGCCGCCGATAATGGCCGTGTAGAGCCCCTGCGCCGGAGTGGCACCCGATGCAATGGCAATCGCCATCGACAGCGGCAGCGCGACGATGGCAACCGTCAGCCCTGCAATGGCATCGGCCTGGAACTGCGGCAGCCCGTAGCCTTCGCGCAGGACGGTCACGAGCTTGGGCGTAAAAAGTTCGGCGAAGCTCGGTGAATCGCCGTTCCGTTGGGTCTTGTCTTTCATGTCTGAGCCGCGCCTTGGTCAAGTTGGCGGCGGGATCGTCGGCTATCTGTCGGCGGTCGCCGTCGCGGATGGGTGTCGTGTCGTTGCAAGTTTCGTGATGCCGGGCTTCAGTCGCACGCCGCGCCCTCCTGCCGGGCTGCTGACGCCGTCGCCGATCAAATCAACCCCCGCCAGGTCAAGCGCGGCGACCACCTTGGTCAGACTGTCCACGACCCCGCGCACATTGCCGGAACTGGCTTCCATGCGCTGGATAGTGGGGACAGACAACCCTGACAGTTCGGCTAGGTTCTTCTGGTCAATGCCAAGAAGCGCGCGCGCTGCGCGCATTTGAGCGGATGTAATCATGGGTGGATATCCTAGGTTGGATAATTAGTATCTAGAACATGATTAATGATATGTCAAACATGCTTATTAGGCTTCATAGGTCACTTCGGACCTCCCGACCTCCTGCTTTGTGGTAATCGAATATGCCCACCACCCGCGAAACCATCCTCGCCGCTCTCCATGCGCGGCTGCTTCCGCTTGCCGCCGTCACTTTGCGTGACGAGGTGCTGCCCGAGCGGATCCCACCTGCGGGACTGGTCATCCTGCGCGACGGCCAGCCCGGTGAGCCGGAGGTGACACTTTCGCCCTTGCGCTATCACTACGAGCACCGCGCCGAGCTGGAAGTTATCGTCCAGGCATCGGATGGCCGCGCCACTGCCTTCGACAGCTTGATTGCAGCCATTGGATCGGCGCTGGAGGCTGACCGTACTCTTGGCGGCCTTTGCGAGTGGGTCGAACCCGAAGCCCCGGCCTCGGTCGATCTGCCTGTTGAGGGCGCGGCGGCCCTGAAGGCGGCGGTGATCATGATCAACCTGCATTACACCACAACCGGCCCTCTGGCCTGACACCCCAACAATAAGGAGAAAGATATGGCACGTGCGCAAGGCGCGCGGGCGCAGATGGCGCTCGGCTTTGAGACAGTTTACGGCACCCCGCCGCTCAGTGGGTTCACGAAGATGCCCTTTGCCAGCACCTCGCTGGGATCGGAACAGCCACTTCTGAACAGCGAATTGCTTGGCTATGGCCGCGATCCGCTGGCCCCGATCAAGGACGCGGTGACGGCCGATGGCGATGTCATGGTGCCAATCGACGCCGAAGCCTTCGGGTTCTGGCTGAAGGCGGCCTTCGGGGATCCGATTACCTCTGGCGTTGGGCCTTACACCCATGAGTTTCGGTCGGGCAGCTGGACCCTGCCATCGATGTCGATCGAGACCGGCATGCCCGAGGTGCCGCGCTTTGCGATGTATTCCGGCTGCGTGCTGGATCAGCTTTCTTGGCAGGTGCAGCGCTCTGGCCTGCTGACCGCCACCGCCCGGCTGGTGGCGCAAGGCGAGACCATCGCCACGACGACCAGCGCGGGCACGCCAGCCGAATTGAGCCTGAAGCGGTTCGGCCATTTCAATGGCGCGATCAGCCGCAATGGTAGCGCGCTCGGCAACGTGGTGTCGGCGGAAATCACCTATGCCAACAACCTCGACCGGATCGAGACCATCCGCAGCGACGGCAAGATCGACGGGGCAGATCCGTCCATCGCAGCCCTGACTGGCCGGATCGAGGTCCGCTTTGCCGACAGCACGCTGGTGACGCAGGCAATCAACGGCGATCCGTGCGAGATCAGCTTCGCCTATGTCCTGCCCTCTGGCGAAACCTTCACCTTCACCGTTCACGCCGTCTACCTCCCGCGTCCCCGGATCGAGATTTCCGGACCGCAGGGAGTGCAGGCCACCTTTGACTGGCAAGCGGCGAAAGCTGCCAGCCCCGCCCGCATGTGCACCGCCGTCCTCCTCAACACCGTAGTGGGATACTGATCATGATCAGACTGAACCTGACCGCCGCGCCCGCGTGGCTGACCCTTACCCCTGGCCTGCGCCTGCTGGTCGCCCCGCTGACCACCGCCCTGATGGTCTCGGCCCGCGCCGATCCGGCTATCGAAGGACTGCCCGATGGTGCTTCCCAAGAGGAACTGGCGCTGGCCATGGCGAAGTCCGTGGCCCGCCGCGCAGTGCTGGATTGGGAAGGCGTGGGCGATGCCATGGGCACAGTTGTGCCCGTCACCCCCGAGGGCATCGACGCCCTGCTGGAAATCTGGCCGGTCTTCGAGGCATTCCAGACTCAATACGTCGCGCGCGGCCTGATCCTGGACGCGGAAAAAAACGTCTCCGCGCTCTCGCCGACTGGTCCTTCGGCGGGGGCGATCGGTACTGCGCGGCCTGCCCACCCTTCGAGGGCCGCGAGGGCAACTGCCCCGACTGCCCCACAAGACTGAACAGACCCCAAACGCAGGACGGCTGGCAGGTCTGGGATCTGGTCGGCCGCCTTGGTGGCCAGCTGCGGGTAATCCCCGGCGCTGTCTTGGGATGGGACATGGGGGCGGCGCTCGCCATGGCACGTGCCCTCGGGATCGACACCCTGATCGCCGCCGAACTGCTGCCCGAGATCGAGGCTGTGATGGTGCGCAAACTGAACGAGCAAATGGAAGGAAGCCGCGATGGCTGAGAAAAGGGTCAGCGTCCGCCTTGTGGCAGAGGGCGGCCGCCAGGTCCGCGCCGAGCTGGAAGGTGTAGGCGAGGCAGGCGCCCGCGGGTTCGGGCGGCTGTCGCGCGAGATGGACATGGCGAATGCGCGCGTTGCCGCCTTTGCCCGCCGCGCCACGCTTGCCGCAGCTGCCGCCACTGCGGCGCTGGCGGCGGCGGGGGTCGCGATGATCCGCTCCGGCCTGCAGACCGTCGATGCACAGGCCAAGATGGCACAATCGCTGGGCACGACGGTCGCCAGCCTTCAGGTGCTGGAGCGGGCGGGCGATCTGGCGGGCGTGTCGATGGGTCAGGTCGAGCAAGCCACCGTGCAACTGACGCGACGGCTGAGCCAGGCGGCCGCTGGAACCGGACCAGCGGTCGATGCCCTGGACCGCCTGCACCTCTCGGCAGAGGAGTTGCAGCGCCTGCCGCTGGATGCGCGCATCGCGGCCATTCAGGAGGCGCTCGGGCAATTTGTCCCCGAAGCCGAACGCGCGGCGGTGGCCTCGCAGCTCTTCGGCGACCGCGCGGCCCTGGTGTTCACCCGGATCGACACGGCGACACTGCGTCAGGCGACCGAGGATGTTCTCGCCTTCGGCGTCGTTGTCTCGGAGCAGGACGCAGACCAGATCGAACGCACCAATGACGCAATCTCGCGTCTTGGCCTGATCTGGCGCGGGCTGTCGAACCAGCTTGCTGTCGCTGCGGCGCCTGCCTTGGAGGCCGTGGCCAACGCCATGGCCGCTATTGCCAGCCGCACCGGGCCACTGGGCATCGCGATCAAGGCTCTGTTCGAAAACATCGGACGGCTGACGACTTATGCCGCGACATTCGCGGGCATCATGGCTGGGCGCTGGGTGGCTGGCATGGCGGCGGCGGCATTGTCGGTGCGGGGGCTGGCCACCGCTCTGGTCCTCCTGCGTGGGGCACTGATCCGCACCGGTATCGGCGCGCTGATCGTCGGCGCGGGCGAGCTGGTCTATCAATTCTCGCAACTTGTCACCCGGGTTGGCGGCATTGGAGAGGCGTTCCGGCTGCTTGGCGATCTGGCCAAGGAGGTCTGGTCGCGGATGGGGCTGGCGCTCGATGGTGCATTTGCACAAATGGCGGCCGGGTGGGAGGGGCTGAAGGCGGCCGGGCTTTCGGCGCTTGAGGGCACCATCGCGGGCGTGGTCAGCTTCGGCGACCGGACGGCGGCCATCTTCCAGGGGGCCTATGATGCAGCCGTGGCGATCTGGGGCAGTCTGCCCGGTGCCATCGGTGACTTTGCCTTTCAGGCCGCAAATGGATTGATCTCCGGCGTCGAGGCGATGCTGAACGGTGTCGTCACCCGGATCAACACTTTCATCAACGGGTTGAACGCCGCTCTGGCCCTGCTGCCGGAATGGGCAACGGGTGAAGGTGGGGTCCGGATCGGCACGCTGGAGCCGGTAGACCTGGCGCGGATCGGCAATCCGTTTGAAGGTGCTGCAACCGCAGCGGGTGCCGCCGCAGCCGATGCCTTCTCCGCCGCTCTGTCGCGCACCTATCTGGAACCACCTGACCTCGGTCTTGGCACAATGGCTGACGACGCACGGAGCCGCGCCGACGGCTATCGCGAGGCGGCGGGAATGCTGGCGGATGCCGCCGGTCGACCGTTGGACAGCTGGCAAGCGCTGCGCGACGCGGTGACCGGCAGCGGGGTGGAGGCTGAAGCCGCACTGGCCGATGCTGCGGCCTCGGCGGATGCGCTCGGGCTGGAATTGGACGAGACTGCCGCCGCTGCCGGTGGTGCGGGAGCTGCCGCACGCGCTGCCGGGGCGGCAGCAGCTGAGGGCGCGGAGCAAGCCGCAACAGGCTGGGGCGCAGTCACCGCAGCGCTCGCCGACTATGCCGCCAAGGCCCGCGACATTGGTGGCGATATTGGCCAGACACTGGTCAGCGCATTCCAAAGCGCCGAGAACGCGGTGGCCACTTTCGTCAAAACCGGCAAGCTCGACTTCCGCGACCTCGTCACGTCGATGATCGCCGATCTGGCCAAGCTGGCGGCCCGGCGCTTCATCCTCGGGCCTATTGCCAATGCCCTCTCGGGCGCGCTGGGCGGTGCGGGTGGATTGTTCGCAGATATCCTGCATTCCGGTGGCACGGTCGGATCGCCGGGCCCGGGCCGCATAGTGCCAGCCATGGCCTTCGCCGGTGCCCCGCGTATGCATTCCGGTGGCTGGGCAGGCATCAAACCCGACGAGGTTCCCGCAATCCTGCAACGTGGTGAGCGCGTGCTGTCGCGCCGGGAAGCTGCTGGCTATGGCCGGGGTCAAAGTGCAGCCTCGAATATCTCCGTCACAATCAACGCGCGCGATGCTGAAAGCTTCCGGCAATCGCGCACGCAGGTCGCGGCCGACATCGCCCGCGCCGTATCTCTGGGCCGGAGGGGCATGTAATGGCCTTCCATGACGTCAGGTTTCCCGACAACATCAGCCGGGGCGCGCGGGGCGGCCCGGAACGGCGCACCCAGATCGTTGAACTTGCCTCGGGTGACGAGGAGCGCAACGCCAGCTGGGCCAACTCGCGCCGCCGGTTTGACGTCGCCTATGGCATTCGCCGCGCCGACGATCTGGCGGCGGTCGTCGCCTTCTTCGAGGCGCGCAACGGCCGCCTGCACGGCTTTCGCTACAAGGACTGGGCCGACTACAAATCCTGCCTGCCGTCGCAGGCCGTGGCCCCGACCGACCAGCCCATCGGCACCGGCAATGGCGCTGTCACGACCTTCGGCCTGCTGAAACGCTATACCTCCGGCGCGCAAAGCTGGACCCGCGCCATCGCCAAGCCGGTTGCAGGCAGCGTCCGTCCTGCCCTGAACGGCGTCGAGCAGATGTCAGGCTGGACCGTCGACACCACCACCGGCAGTGTCACGTTCGCCACCGCCCCCAGCGCAGGCGTTGCGATCACGACAGGCTTCGAATTCGATGTGCCGGTGCGTTTCGATACCGACACGCTGGACGTGACCCTCGATATCGAGCGGCTCGGCTCGATCACCTCCATCCCCCTGCTGGAGATCCGCAGATGAAATCCCTCTCTCCAGCACTGCAAGCCCATCTGGACGATGGCACCACAACCCTGTCCTGGTGCTGGCGAATTTCGCGGGCGGATGGTGTCGCGCTGGGCTTTACCGATCATGATCGCGCCCTCAGCTTTGACGGCACCGAGTTTGAGCCTGAAAGTGGCTTTGCCGCCTCGGAAATCCGCTCAGGCTCCGATCTCGCCGTCGATGCACAGGATGCCACCGGCGTGCTGACGTCGGACCGCATCACCGAGACTGACATTCTCGACGGGCGCTGGGACAATGCCGACGTTGAGCTCTGGCGGGTGAACTGGACCGACACCAGCCAACGCGTACTCTTGCGCTGGGGAGCGGTGGGGCAAATCCGGCGCGGTCGCATGGCGTTCGTGGCCGAGGTGCGATCCTTGGCGCATGTGCTGGGCCAGACCGTCGGGCGCACGTTTCAGGCCGGGTGTGATGCGGCGTTGGGCGATACGCGCTGCGGGATCAATCTGGAAAACGCCGTCTACAAAGGCACCGGCGTCGTCACTGACCTGTTGCGCGACCGGGCGTTCATGGCGTCTGGTTTGTCCGGTTTTAACGCTGGCTGGTTCACATCCGGAACAGTCACCTGGACAAGCGGTGCAAATGCCGGTCGCATCACCGAAGTGCTGGCTCATGGCCTGACCGATGCCATCGCGACCATGACCCTCTTGGAAGCCCCCGTGCGCGCCATCACCGAGGGGGACAACTTCATCGCGCGGGCGGGCTGCGACAAGCGGATTGCCACCTGCGGCGCGAAGTTCGCCAACACCGCCAACTTTCGCGGGTTCCCAAACATTCCGGGCCAAGATTCCGTGTTGCGCTATGCCAGCCAGGACGGTGGCCATGAAGGGGGCGTGCTGTGATGAACGACGTTTCCGTTGGAAACGGCGGGCGGCAGTGCATCGTCTCACGATGCACGAGAGCCATCGCTGATCCCGTCCTCGTTGTCGCCACGGCGCGAAGCTGGCTGGGCACGCCCTACCATGATCAGGCCAGCTTGCGAGCGGTCGGCTGCGATTGCCTTGGCCTTGCACGCGGCGTTTGGCGCGACGTGGTCGGGAACGAGCCTTTTCCGATCCCGCCCTACAGTCGGGATTGGGGCGAAACTGGGCCGCACGAGGTGCTGGCGAACGGTGCCGCATCGATGTTGATCCCGATTGCAATGAGTGATGTCGGTCCCGGCGCGCTGGTCCTGTTCCGCATGGCCCCACGCGCCATTGCCAAGCATGTCGGGATCGTGGCCGCGCCCGACCGATTTATCCATTCCTACGAGCGCCTTGGCGTCGTCGAGGAAACCCTGACCCCTGTCTGGCGACGGCGTATTGCCTTCGCCTTCCTGTTTCCGCCCTCCGGCAGCATCTGAAAGTCCTCATATGGCAATGCTTGTACTCGGCGCGGCTGGCGCTGCGATCGGTGGTTCCATCGGCGGCACTCTCCTTGGAGTCAGCGCCGTCACAATCGGCGGCTTTATCGGATCGAGCGTGGGGTCCTTGGTCGACAACTGGATCGTGTCGTCCCTCGCGCCCGCTCAACGCATCGAGGGCGCGCGCCTTGACGGGTTGCGGATCACCTCCGCGACCGAAGGGGCCGTGATCCCGCGCCTCTTTGGCCGGATGCGCATCGGCGGCAATATCATCTGGGCCACCGATTTCCGCGAAGAGGTCAACACCACCAGCCAAGGCGGTGGCAAGGGCA